CTGCTGCATTTATAAATTTTTTGTCCCACGCCATTTTTGTTGTATTTTTTCTACCATTGTTTGTTGTTTCATCAACGAAATACGCAACTGGTAATGAATCTAATACTCTTAATTTAGTTTTGTCGCTTGTCATGTTTGGTAATCTTCTAAACATTGATAATGCTTTTGAATCTTTTATAACTCCTTCAAATATCTCTTGAGCTACTTGTGTTTCAATTAAACTATCTACATCTGTTCTTGCAATTACTGCCATATTCTTTTCCTCCTATTTTAAAATTTAATTATTTCTTGAACCTCTAATAAGGTTATTCATAATGTTTGATGTTGTTTGTGGTTGTGTACCACCATTGTTTAAACTTGGTGCGGTTTGAGTTTTTAATATAACTGTTTCACCAAAGTATTGTGGATTATTCTTTTTGTAATCCTTTAAAACGCTTTCAAAATCATTAGTTTCATTCACTAAACTCATAACTTCACTTGTTACAAATTTACTAAATTCTTTTTTACAATTACTATTATCAACTTGTATTTGTGCTTTTAGTAATTTAATTTCATTAGTTAAACTTGCATTAGTGTTAGTTAATTCGTTAATTTTTTCACTATCATTTTGATTTGTTTTTTTCCAGTCAAGAAATTCTTTATATTTTGCATCTTTTTGCCAATCACTATTTGCTTTTTTTACTCCTGCATTAAATGAGTTTTGAATATCTTGCTCTGTGTATGTTTTTTCAGGTTTTACATCTCCTGTTGTTTCTCCATTGTTTTGAACAATGTCTTTGTTATCATTTTCCATAACACTTTCTCCTTTTTTTATAGTCTTTAAGTTAGACTTTATATTCCGCTTTTAAGGTGCGTTAACCTATATAATAATAAAAATTTATAAACTTAATAAATAAAAAAGCACCAATCTATTTATTTAGACTGGTGTTCTCGTTTTTTTGACACTCTATTTTATTCAATTCTTTACATCTATTGCATAAAATTTCTATTGTGCCTTCAAATTTTCCTTTAAACAACAATTTATTACATTTATCACATCTGTATTGTATCATTATTTTACTCCATTTTAACATAATATTTATTTATTTGCAATAGTTCTTCTTCTTCTTTTTGGTTTTTCTTCTATTTCGATTTTGTTATTAGCAACAAAATCATCTAATTTATTTAATATTATTTCAACAACTTCTACAAATGGTTTACCTTGTGCATTTGTTTTTGTTAAATATTCAGCCATCTCTTCAGTACATTCAAAAATATCGCCTTTAAATAATCTACCTTCTAAGTCTTGATTTGGATTTGCTCTTACTATGTTTTTTAATTCATTAAATTTACCTAATGAAAAATTATCTATTACTTTTACTTTTACCATTATTTCTTCCTCCTTCCCTTAATATTGTTGATATGTTCCTGCATTTACTTTTCTTATACATTCTGCAATTCTTCTTTCTAAAATTGGTATCATTTCTCTATGTTTCAATCTTTCAATGAGCATTAATTGTTGACCAACATGTTTCCATGCTGAAGCTTCCCAAATCTTATTTCGTGTAATACTAACAGAATTTGTTGTATTCATTCTATTCCAAGTATATAGTACTTTCTTTAGATTTTTTATTTTATAAAAATCAACATTATCTGCTTGTTCGTACGACCAAGTACGGTCTTCCATTAAACTTCCTTCTGGGAAATATACTATTTTATCTTTCCTAATAATTCTACTCCATGCAGTACACCATACTTTATTATCGCTTAAAAAGAAATCTTTATAATTATCGTATTCGTGATATTTTGTTAAAAATACTCCATTTCTATCTATACATTCTAATCCTATTAACATTAGTTCATGATTATATAATTGGTCATTTATTTCTTGCAAAGCATTATCATCTTTCCACCAATCATCAGAGTCCAAAAATGCAAAATAGTCAAAATCTAAATTATCTAATGCATACTCTATTCCTACATTTCTACTTCCGCCATTATATCTTTTCCTTTTATTTTTTATCAAGTGTATTCTTTTATCCACATACTTTTCCACAGTTTCCACACTTGTATCTGTTGAACAATCATCTACTATTATCAATTCAAAATTCTTATATGTTTGATTTAATATACTTTCTATACAATTTTGAAAAAATGTCTTGCCTTTGTATTCCCCGTGGTCATTATTACAATTTGGAACTATTATTGCAAACTTATATTGCTTTTCTTCTAACTCTTTCCAATCATTATTTTCATACTTTGATTTTATTCTACAAGGTATATCATAATTAGTTAAGTTTACATCTATTTCATCTACATATTTGCTATTCATACAATGTAAATTTAATTTTAATAATTCATGTATAGGTTCATCATTAAATATATACACATAATCAAATTCAGTAAAATCTTTTATTTTGTTTATACAATCTTTATCAATTGCAACTTTCATACTGCAATCCTCCTATATCCACTCACTTGTAATCTTTGTTTTTTAGCTTGTAAACCACTTACCCTGCATAGTTCATTATACTTGTTTGTTAATTGTCTTATTTTGAATTCTGACACTTCTGCTAGAGTATTATCACCACTACTTCTTGCTAATATTTGTATATCTTTCTTTTTTCTTATTTCTAATTCTATTTTCCTTTGCAATTGAGTGCCTTCATACATTGTATAATGTTTTCCTTCATATTCAAAGCCTTTGTTGTTATTTTTTTGTATTTCTTTTAATTCTTTATCAGTATATTCAGGTTTACTTACTCCAATTACTATTGCAAAGATTTTATGGTAACAATTATATTCGCCTATATGTCTTTTATCTGCTCCATTGTATCTATTTCCTTTAACATCTTTTGCTACTTCACCATTTTCTAGCTTTTCAAATTCTTCATTACTAAATTGTCTGCCTTGAATATCTGCATGGTCTGGTGCTGGATGACTATGCACACTTATTTCTATTCCATCTGCTTTATACTCTTTACCAAATGTTTTACTATTTTCAGTATTAAGTTGCCTTAATCCATCCATTATATTCATTCTAATAGCACTATCTAATCTTCGTGTTCTACCAGTATCATATAATACTACCCCACTATTTCCTAATTGTTTCATTATTCTTCGCATTTCGTTTTGAAATGTTTCTTTCCCTTGACTTATTGCTAATATTCCTCTATCTATTATTTCATAATAACTTTCTTTTATATCTTTAAAATACATTTGACCTTGCAAATCTTTAAATAAAAAGCCTATTCCTTTAGTATTAGATATATTTCTATATGTTTCTGCAGTAATAGTTGCAATACTTTTTACTTGTTTTTGTAAAGCACTATCTTTATTGTATGGTATATAGTCTATGCCTCTGTATTCATAAAATTGCTTTGCAAATTGCTTATTGCTTTTAGCAACTTCTTCAAATATTTTATATATTTCTTGTACATTTTTTCCACTTGCTTTTGCTATATATCTTGCGATTTCTTCATAACTTCCACCATACTTTAAGATTTTACCTATTTGATATGCTTGTGTTGGCGTTAATGTAGACATATATTTTATACTTTCGCCTATCTTTTCTAGAATATATTCATTGGTTTCTTGTATTCTTGCAACTAATCTGTCTGCAAGTTGCTCTTCTATGTCTTGTTTAAGCATAGTTTTTTACCTTTCTTCTTCTTCAAAATATTTACATCTATGTTTACTATTTACTGAACACATCTCTTTAGCATTAGGAAAGTCCGCCAGCCATTCACATTCTACATTGACACATACTTCATTATAAAAATACTTACATAGTGAATAATCTATTTCATCCTTATGTAATGGCTTATAGTTTTTAAACTTCCCCATCTATTACACCATCCTCTTTTTCAAAGCAACCACAACCATATTTATCTTCACAAATTGATTGTGGACTTACCATCCAGCCTAAAGCATCGCATTTTTCGTTGCAACATGTATCATTATATAAATGCTTACACAATTTCATGCTTGCAATTTCTTCTTCTACTGTTCCATCATCATTCCTTGTTATATATCTACTCATTTTGATTTGCTCCTATTATTGTTTTTACATCTGGTTCGCTTTCCTGTATTTCTCTAATTTGTTGTTCTGCTATTTCCTTTGTTTCTCCAAATATTCTCATTCTATATTCTACTGCTGATATTATTCCAGCACTAAATTCTCTTAATGCTCTTATACTTTCCGCTTCTTTATCTTCCACCACACTATCATCAAATTGTATTACCATATCATCAGTATTTAAGTTATATGCTCCAAATACAGTTGATACATAACATATTGCATTTACTAAATCATATATTGCACTTTCATATCCTATTTGTAATTTCTTCATTCTTCTTGCCATTTTACTATTACTTGATATTACTGCTGTTGCTGTACTTAAATTTGTTCCATCAAAATGATAATGATTTTCTCCAAACCCTACTTTGTTACCTAGTATATTAAGTGATGTATTTAATGCACCTATTTGTTTATCAGTTCTTAAATCTTCTGCATCTGCTTGTATTAAATCATCTTTTGTTGCTCCTTTTGGTAACATATATACATCTGTATCATTAGGGTCAAACACTAGCTTTTGTTCTCCATTATCATAATTAAACATATCTGCTCTCGCCCATGTTCTCTTTTTACCATCTTTTACTTCATTTTTAAAAGCATCAAAGTCTATATCAACTGTTTTCATTACATCTATTGCGTTTGCATAATGTGGTATTCCAAAAGGACTATCACTAAATAAGTTATTTGTTAGAAGCGGTTTAAATGTTGCAAACCATTTTACATTTGATTTTGTATCAAATTCATTTTCTGTTCCCTCTTGTCCTAATACTTCTGTTAAGTTCCCATTTGTTTCACTAAATAAGTGATTATATATTACATAGTTTCCTTGGTCATTTAATTTATGTACTGATAAAACCACATATTTTTGACCTTTTATATACTTAACACTCCCAAATGCACATTCTGTTATTCCTGTATTGTCCCAACTTAATGGAAATATCCAATCAATATCAACTACATTTACTCTTGTTTTAGCATTACTTACATCTAGTGTCATTCCATCTTCATTTTTTATTATATCATAAGCACTTACAACAGCCATTTCTGTTCCTAATGCTCCTGACTTTTCTATTAATTGTGTAATTACTGTATATAAATCTAAACTATTAACTAATTCATCAAATTGTTCTTGTGTGCTTTCATCTTTTAGTGATATTTTACATTTTTCACTCCATAATATATCCGCCCAGTCTTCACTTATCTCTTTTGCCATATTTAAAGTAAATCTCTTTTTGTTTACTTTTCTTTGTCCATTATATATAAAATAATTATGGAAGCTTTTTACATTGCCTGCATACCATGACTTCCATTGTTCTATATATGTTTTTATATTATCTTTTACCTCTGGATTATAATTGTAATTATCTTGTAAAAATTTTTCTAATTTCATTTTACATCTCCTTTACATATTGCCAATGATAACCACCAGCAGTTTTTCTTATTTTATTACAGGCTTCACAAATATGTCTTATTTTTAATTCGATTTCTGCTTCTGTTACACTGTTATATATTTTATTAGTTTCTATGCAAATTACTTTTCTTCTTAACTTACTTGGTTGACCTTTTTTTGCAATACTTATTTTGTTTCTTGTTTCTTTAGAAAATTTTCTTCCTTTAAAAAATTCTCGTAGTTTTTGTCTTTGCTCTTCGGATACAATCTGTCCTTTATGAGCTTCACTTAATTTTTTCCTATAATCATCACTCATTTTCTTGCCTTTATTCCATGCTTTTCTGCCTTTGCTTGTTTCACTTATTTTTCTTCTTATTTCTTCTGTTATTCCGTCAGCTACATTTCCACCATTTAAAATATTATATCCATATTTTTTAATATTTGACTTATATTTCTTAATCAATTCTATTTCTTTTTGTTCTGCTTCTTCTTTGCTTAAGTTATTATATAATATTTTATGTTCTATATTATCCCAGCCATATTTTAATATTGCATTTACTAAATAATCATTATTCTTATATCCTCTTCCGTTGTTCCATCTATTCTCTAGTTTTTGTTTTGTTATTCCTATATAAACTTTATTATTAGGAAATATATGTATATATACTTTATAATTATCCATTCTTATCACCTATATATATTATACACTATTTTATCTCAAACATCAATTTATCATAGAATGAAAATACACTATATTCAAAGGCATCAAGACTATCTATATCAGAAGTTACACCATCATCAAGTCTTACATTTTCTTTTCCGTTCTTCCCATACCGCTCCTTTATAGGCATCTATCATATAATTGCAATTTTTTAATAAGTATCTTCTATTTTGTGCCATTAAGTGTAAATCTAATTCTATTCTATCTACTATTTGACCTTTTATACAATCTTGCACTCTTAAAGGAATGCCTTTTTGTTGCAAGTATTTATTTAATCCATAAGTAAGAACTTCTCCTAATGCTCCGATAATCTCCAAATGCGTGAGTTACTTTGTTGTATTTCGCAACTATTCTATTATAAAATTCTTCAAACTTTGCATAAATATCTTCTGGAGTATGTACTCCCTCTATTGTCATTTCATCTATTGTCCATACTTGCTTAAACATTTGAGTTATACCTGTCGCTTTAAATACTGTCTTTGATTGACTTGCTCCATAGTCTATTCCTATTGATATTATCATGAACCTTATAGGATTTCCATATTCATCAACTGCTTCATCTTTTATAAACATTTCTGGATTATTTGCAAATTGTTTGTATATAATTCCTTCTGCAAGTACCCATAAACCTAGTATGAACCTTTGATAATATACTTCTCCCATAGATTGATATTCTGCTTTTAAATTGTCAAAATACTCTTGATTTTCTTTCTTCAATATTTCGTTATCATCAAAAGTAAAATGCCATACTTTCTTGTCTATTTCTTCATTGTCTATTATATCTAGCTTTACCCAATGCGTTGGTGTATCAGGGTTAGTTGTTGCATATAGTTTAGCACCTTTCATACTTAATCTTGATAATAGCATTCTATAAAAGTCTTCTGGTATTTGTGTTAACTCATCAACATAAGCTCCAGCAAGTGTCATTCCTCTTATTTTACTTTCTGCTCTATCATCATTAGCACCTTCAAGCCATATTTTTCTACCAAATAATGTGCCGTTCTTTTGCATTTAAACTATATTTAAAATTGTTTCCTAATAAATCCTGTAATAGTCCTAGACAATTTCTTTTTAATGACGTTATTGTTTTTCCTGTCATTAAGAACTCACTATTCTCTGGCATACTTCCAACAAACACAGCCCATTTTAATAATGATACATAAGTTTTTCCGCTTCTTACACTTCCTGTTAATAAGTTTATTCTTCTATCATCATATAGCATAAAATCTATTTGCTTTGGATTTAACATTTCATTTAATGTTTTACTCATTTTATCTTCCAACTTCTTATAATTAATGTGCGGATACTTTATAGTCCACCCGCAAAGACACTCCACGGCTTGTTTTTCACCCTATTGGTATTCCATTATTTAATAGAATATTATTCCCTAGTAATTACCTCGGATACCGTTATCATTTCCGACTGGCACCTGTTCAAGGACTTGAACCTTAACTAATAGTTTTGGAGACTATTGTGCTACCAATTACACTAAACAGATATATATAATGCAGCTTTTATTCTGCATTTTTTTCCTTTGCTTTATTTAATGCTCCTATAAGTTCATCAATTACACCATTTTTCTTTTCTGTTTGTTCATTTTCTTTAGACTTTATTTGTATTTCTTTATACTTCAGAGCTTTATCAAATATAACTCCATATACTGTTGCAATATCTTTTACATTAGTAAACATATCAGGGCTTTCTAATTTTTCTTCTAATGCTTGTAGGGATAAATCTATTATTCTTTTTTGTTTTTCTTTTATTGAGTTCATATATTCTAAAATATCTTGAGTATTTTCTTCTTTTTTTGTGGCGAGTTTTTGGGCGAAGTCTTTATCTTCATTCACTAATTTTTTAACTGTTTCTCTATCTACATTATTAATTCTAGCAGTTTCTCTATAATTTTGAGTTGTTATATAATCAGCTACAATTTTCTTTTTCTGTTTATCTGTTAATTTAGTTCTTGCCAATTATATCATCTCCTTTAACTTTAATATTAATTCTCTATCAGAATTTACTTCTATTGTTTTATTCTTTTTATCTTTGCCATATTTATATATAATTAATTTTATTGTAGTATATTTTTTGCCTTCTTTATATGTTTTTATTTCTGTTAAGTTTATTTTGTAGTCTATACTTAACTTTAACAATATCATATTAATATATTTTTTTATATTCATAGCTTTATCTCTCTTTTATACTGTTAAATCCATTCTCCTAATATCTTTAATTCATAAAATAAAGCAAATATTTTTGGACTTTGTATTGCAAACCAATCTACCATTTCTTCATTTTCTGCCCAATTATATACTTTTAAACTGTTACATTCTAAACCACTTTCAAATAAAAAAGCATGTACTATTTCATGTCTTAATACTTTATTTTGATAATTCTTTATTTTAGTTTCATCAAACAATCTATTTTCAAAGTCTTTTTCTATAACTATTCTTTTTAAATAAAAATCAGTATATCCATCAAGATTTTCTAGTTTCTTATCTTCTTTACTACTTAAATATTCTAATGAATATTCTGTTCCTAATATATTTAATTTATCCATTTAATCCTCTTTTCTTTTATAAACACTATGTAAAAAACTTTAGGAGAAATAGCTAATCCTAGTTCCTTTATCTAGTGGCATTTGTCGTTCTATTGAACTTTGCCTCAAATTAGCTACAAGTTTTCTGCATACAATATACAAATTTGAAAATAAGCCTATGTATTTCGGTTTTCGTCTTATACACAGGCTCGTTTTCTCTATATTTCATTATAGACACATTTAAATTGTCCATCTATATCTCTTCTTATTTCACATTTATTACTTTTTTTATTCTTGCAATTTGCACAATTTTTCCTTTGAAACTGTTGTAATTCTGTCTTTTGTTCGTATTTCTTTTTGGTATTATATTCGTGTATTATACGACTTATGTTATAATCTACTCCCATAATATCATCTCCATTAATTTAATTGTATTATATCAATTTAACTTTCCATTTGCAATAGTTTTTATAAAAAATAGAAGTTTTTTTCATTCCTCTATTATTTCTAAATCTATTCCAGTTTTTTCTTTGCTTACTTCCGCTTCTAATATTATTTTTTTAATACAAGTCATATTGTCATTCTTTAGTATTCCCATTTCTACAAGCCCATCTAATAATCCTTTTATTCTAATATTATCAACATCAGTTCCTCTGTTCTTAACATACTTTTTAACTTTTATTGTTACTGGGTATTTCTTAATTGGTTGCAAACCTCTGCAAAATATTTTAACTATATTCTTTTCTTGCTGTTTCATGTTATTTGCTATGTATTTATTAGTTCTTTCTGCATTTATATATTTGTTCCAATTAGGAAAGTCATAATCTATATATAACATATATATCGCCCTCTATTATTATATCATATCAAAATAAAATAGGGAACTATAACTGTCAATAATTATTATATTTATTGACGTCATATTTACTTGAATGCCTTACTGCTTTAATTTCTTCTTCTAAAGTTCCTATTTGGTGTGGTGTAAAACATTCTTTTGTTCTTGTTTTAGTATTTTCATATAATCCAAAACCACCATCATATATTTTAATTAAATTATATATAAATTCTCCTCTTTTAAATTTGATTGGTAAATGTATCATTTGTATCACTCCTTATTTATTTTCTTCTACAACATCTCCATGTTTGTATTGCATTTCTATTTTGTATTTTTCAAGTTCTATTTCTCTTTGTTGTCTAATATTTTCTCTTATAATTAATGGTAATATAAAAGCTGTTATTGCTAATATTAATAAAACTAATACTTTTATAAGATTTTTAGCTTCTTTATCATCCATATTATTTTACCTCTCTTATATAAAATCTCTAACTTTTATTTTTACAATTACCCTATTACCTGTCCTTGTTTGTAATTCTACTTTAGGTCTTCCTACTAACCCTTCACTATCTGCTGTCCCAAATACTGATTTTGGTTTTTGCTTTATAAAATTAACTCCATCTTGTATTGTTCCTTTTAATACTATTGGCACTACATCTATTCCAAATGTTTCTGCTATATTTTCTACACTTTCTCTTGGTTGCCAGTTGTCTGCTATCATTACATCAAATAATATAAAATCTTGACCTTTTCTATACAATCCACCTTTTTGTATTTTTTCTCCATAGCCTTCTCCTACTAACATTACTTCAGTTTCTCCAAATTTTTGCTCAAAAATTTCTTCGTTTACATCTCCACTAAATAACTCATTTAATCTGTTTACTAAATCAGCAGGTATTTGAGCTTTATCTGTTCTTCCATAAAAACTTACTTTGTGTCCATCCCAATATACTCTTATATTAGTTCCATCTATTTTCTCTGTAAATTCCCATAGGCTATCTTTTAAGAACTCTATCGTTTCATTTCTAAATGCACCTTCTATTAATTTCTTTGATTTCTCGTCTCTCTCAAATAACGTTTCTATTTTGTGATATTCTTTTAACATCTTCCTTTACCTCTCTTTCTAACTTTCTTTTAACTTGATACCATTTTGTTGTTGTCGACAAAATGGTTGTATTACAGTATTTGCTAAGTTGATTGTAAGTTGCCATTTTCTCTTTCATGAATAATTTTCATAACTTCTTCTATTTTCTTTAATAATCCTTCTTTATCTTCATAAGGTACAACTTCTTCTTCTTTTAATTCAGTATAATTTTCATCTCCACAGCAATAATTTATTTCATTTTCTCCAATTACAATATTTACAATTGTTGTATCATAAAGTGCTACTTCTCCTGTTAAAACTTGTCGATTCTCATTTTGGTTATAATATGTTGGCTCATATATTAGCCATATTCTATCTCCTATGTTATACTTTGTTTTTATTTGCATAATCTATTTCTCCTTTATCTAATAAAAATACATATTTACTCTTCTTTGATAACAATGCTTGAACATATTAAGCCATAGTTTATGCATATCATAAAATTCCATTTCTACATAATTATGTCCTTGCATTTTTATATCTAAATTACTTAATACTTCATATATTTTTTTGCATTCTTTTGGTGTAAATTTACCATCACAATCACTGTGCCACAAGAATATATCTAAATCATCGTTACAAAGATTATTCCATTCTTGTATTTCTTCATCTGTTAAATCATCTTTAAATGTTTTTTCATATAATTCTCCTAATCTTTTGTTATAAGAACTTGCAATTTCTTTTCTGTAACAATTGAAAGTTATATAACCACAATGATATGTTTGCTTTCTGTTTAATCCCTTTATTGATACATCTAATCCCATGTTCTATTTCTCCTTTATATTTTTATCTAGTTGCTTTACTGCTTGTACTAATTCGTTTATTGTGCCTCTAAAATCTTCAAAATTATCATTATATAAATCATCATCACTTGTTCTATAATCTCTTATTTTTTCTATGCTTTGTATATCTATTTCTTCTTGTTCTTCTATTATTACGACTTTGTCATTTAAGCAAAAATCTAATGAAATTTCATGACCTAGATATTGATTATTTAATGTTGATACATAAGTTTCGCTAATATTATCATAAAGATATTCTTCTCCACTAATTTTTATTTTTCTTGGTAAATTTTCTTTTTTGTGCATTCGTACTAATAAATCTATTATTTTTATTGTTTTACTCATTAGCTTTGTTCTCCTTTCAATAATTCACTCTTTAAATCAATTTTTTCAAATGCTTTTTTTATTCTTTTATATTCTTCTGATTCTTCATAATTGCCACATTTTAAATATCTTAATCTTTCTCCAAATACAGTAGTTGTAATTCCATTTGTAAAATGTAAATTCTTTACTTTGTACTTACATTTATCGTTATATTTACAACTTATATCAGTACACTTTACGCCCATACCATTTCCTTTCTTACAATATTTGTGTGAATTTTGCTTTTTAGTTTTACTATTCTTATTTCACATTTTTCGTACTACTTTTGTGTATGTTTTACACATTTTCAACACTTTTCTACTAGTCCTGCTGTAATTAAATCATATAAAGTATCGTCTAATTCTTCATCTAACCTTGTTAATTTAATTTTTCTAGTTTTCTTACTAATATGATAAAATAATTTATCATCATTCTCATTACACAAATATACTTTTTTAACATAGGAAAGTGGGTAATACTTTGATGTACTAAATCCAAATTGTTCTAGCTTTTCTAATGGAATATTATCTTTAATCTTTAACATCTTACACATCTCCATTTCTTAATATTTCTATAATCTCTTTTGTATTGTTTTCTATTTTGTCTAATTTAGTTTTTATATGCATTCCACTTGTCCATATATTTAATATAATTATTAATGACCA